AAGAAGGTACCAAATTTCAATATCACTTGCGCCTAGCCCTTCAGTACCAGCAATTACTTTAGTCAGTGCAGTTCCAGCAAATTTTAGGGAAGTTACATTATTGGTTCCTTGCCAACCTAACTGAGCAATTAGAATACCGTTGGTACTGCTGACAATAGTGTGTTTCCAAAGCAAAGTTCCCCCTGCAGCATTTACTGCACTTCCTGCTGATGAATCAAAAGCTATTGATCCTATACTAGATAACTCAGCTCCTAGCATAACAGTGTCATCTCCACCAGGAAAGGTAAATCGAAGAGTTCCTTGGGTATTATCAGCTCCCATGCTTAAATCATTATTAATTACTGTTCCTCTTCTGTTCCCTATGGCTACTGTACCAATAGTATCGTTTACCTGCATACCACCAACAAAAAGATTATTAGCCACTATAGTGCGTGTTATGCTTCCAGAAGCAACGCTCGTTCCAATAAAAAAACTACTTCCTGGTATAGGACTACTTTGATTTATACCGTTGTAGGCCATTGAGATAACCGTCTTTTGACCAACAGACGCACTTGACCAAGTACCTGCAAGGGTTCCTAACCCCGCCGGTGGGGCAACTAAATACCATAGCTCTCCAACTTGGGAATTACCTACATCAGTGCCACTTATTAACTTAGTTAAACTTTGTCCTGCAAATTTAGGTGAGGAGTTTATGATAGCTGTACCAACACCTGAAGAGTTAAACAACGCTAGTAGTATGCCGTTGCTGCTAGCATTAATTGAGTGGGTGGACTGGATAGTTCCATTAGCATTTGTATTTATTCCAGTACCAATTGAATCAAAATCAGCCATCTACTCTCCAACAAGTTTCATTCGAGAAGACTCATCTTTAGTCTCCGCTAATTCTAAAGTGTCTGAAGCAATTTCAAGAGTTTTAGAAACTATTTTTGTCTCAGTAATTACTTGTTCATAAGCATCTAGTTTGAATAAATTATTTAGTTGATTTTGTATCTGAGTTTGCAACCAATTAGGATCGGATGGGGGTGCATCAGCTGAGTAAGTTTTAGAAAACTCAGTTACCCCATTAGTATAGGTAACGATTATATCCAGTCTATCCTCATTTCTTTCAGTTCTAGCTACAGTTGCTGTCCACATAATATCCTTTCTATGGTCCTACCCAGTAATTGGCTTGGAAGTAAGCTGTTCCTGCTCCCCCCATCCAAAATACTAAAGTTCCATTTGTTCCTGATTTAATTGGTACTGTAATTGGTGTAGTAATACCCCCACCTGCTGGAAAAGCACCCCTAGCGTAGGTATTTAAACCACCTGGACCAGTAGCAGGCCCACCAGTTCCATTAGCTATGGCTACATCTACTGTACCTGTTTGAACAACCATTGATAAACCTGTTAAATAAATGCTTGTACCTGCTCCTACGGCAGCTAATATAGTACCAAAGACAGCCGCACCAGTTGTTCCTAAAGTACCGTAGGACAAAACGGAACTACCTATCTGAGCTTGGTTAACTGAAACCGTACCTCCTGCTAAGTTAGTTACTGAGGTGACTGTTCCAGTCAATATGTTTACTGATCCATTGTTTAAGTTTGCAACTGTACCTAACGTGTTTTGTGTTCCCGCAGCTATGGTTGTAATTGTTCCTGTATTTAAAACCACTGTACCTGTAGTGACCGAAACAGTACCTGTAGTGATAGTACCAGCCGCCAAAGCGTTAATAGTTCCAGAAACAAGGTTAGTTACAGTACCCTTTACAAGTTCAGAGACTGAGGTTACGACCCCTACACCCGTAGTTGTACCAGAGTTTAGTAGTGTACCCGCAACAAGGTTAGTAACACTTGTAACCACCCCAACACCGGTAGTGGTTCCGGAGGATTGAAGGGTTCCAGTTAAGATATTAACTGAACCATTAACTAGATTGGCTACATTTGTCAAAGAACCAGTTGTCACAGTCCCTGACGGCATTACAAATGTTCCTACGTTTACAGTTCCACTTGGAACTACAACAGTCCCTGCATTTAACATAGCTACGTTTGAAAGTGATCCAGTTGTTATTGTGCCAGTAACAACGTTAACGTTAGTTCCGGAAATTACATTGACTGGAACCGTGCCTACTACAGCTACGTTCGTTGTTCCGGTTGCACCAGATAAATCAATCACGTATAACGCACCGGTTGCTTGATCAGCTCCTAAACGGACTGGGACGGCTGTACCCGTGGTATCAGAAGTGCCCATCGAGCCACTTGCACCTATAAGTGAAGAGTTTTGATTTACGTCTTGTAAGGCAACATTGCCAGGTTCGTACTTAGGTTGCGCCATTATTTACCCTTCTTAGGTTGGTTAACACTGTTAAGCTTTGCCATTTCGTCTATAGAAGAAATATGTACCACTCTTAAGCCCGAGTTACCGTCAGCATTGACGACTTCTCCTCGTAGATTCTGAAGACTGAGAGCTTCTCTTAGAGTTTTTTCAAAGTCATACCCGCTGGTCCAGCCAGTAGTAGGATCTACTATAAATAAGTACTGTAAAACAGATAATTTAGCCATTTGCTAACCTCCTAGCCTCGTTAATTGCCGCACTGGTGTAAGATTTCTTTTTGCGTGCTATTGTTAGTGCCTCTTTTTTAGTCTTATCCACCTTGGCCTCCCTCTTGGTTATCTGGTATTCCGTTTTTATTCAAATCAACTGCGGTTTGAGCTACCCCAATCTTGTTTTCCATGATTCTCTGTTGATCAGAAGGGAAAACACCTGCTTTCTGGAAGTCGTTAAGGACTTGACCCATTGAAGCTTTCATTGCTCCCATTTGAGGTTGGGTCATGTTTCCTTGTGCTAGGGCATCTTCCATGGCTTCGATGATTTCTTGAGTATCACCCCAACCGTACTTCTCGAGTACCTGTTGAACAAAGACTTTAACAACTTCAGGAGAAATCAGTCCTAGAGGGGCTAGTTCTATAAACATGTTCATTAATTCTTTAGCTGCAGCTTTTTTACCTTCGGCAGTGTAAGCTAGTTGATCTTCTACTTGAATATCAACGTGATAGTCACCACTTAAAGGAATGACGTCGGGAGATGTTTTAAGTTTAGCTGCCTGTCTTTTAGCCAAACCACTTTTACCGATTACATCAAAGTAGCTAGGCTCACCTTTTTCTAATCTCTGTACGTTCTGAGGAGTTACAAAGTAGCCATCACCAAGATCTAAGAACTTTTCAGCAATCCTTTTAACCGAAGCTTTAAGCCTGCGGGTTGGAATAACTAGGTTAGCGTATTCACTTTCCTTTAAGGATTCGATAGCTGCGTTAGCTTTCACACCTTTAGGAAGTTTCCCCATAGTGGTAACTGAAACACCCTGTTCTTCGATGTAGCTTTGAAGCTCGTGTAATATTTCAAAATATGAGCCTGGAATACCCGTAACTTGCATCTGTTCAGGCTTGGTGTTCTGATATTCAACCACTTGTCCATTGGACGAGTTGGAGATCTCAAAATTCTCTCCTTTTCTCTTGGTCCACATACCAGTCAACATGACGTTTGTGAATCTTTCAATACGAGAAGAGATAATATCTAAAGATTTATTTGCAGGAATGAATCTTTCAATTAAAGGAACGCCGTACATTGGACCTGGTTCCATCCTAAAGTCTACAAATGGGTAGTCTGTTAGTTCTAAATACTCGTCAAGAACTTCAATGTTCCCTTCTACGAAAGTGTGGCGAATAACCACGTCACCTTTATTTCTGTTCTTAAGTATTTCCCCACCGTTTGGTTGGAGTTTAATTCGAAATTCGTTCTCTTCGTTTAAGTATTCTTTTATAAAGGATTCCTTCTCCATTACTGTAGCTGCGCTGTCTGGTCTGGAAGAGCCTCCGTAACGAGCACGCATATAAGCGTCTTTAATTTCGGAGTTGGCATAACGGTTGTCAGGGGAGATCTTAGCAGTCTTTTCTTTATCAAAGCGCTCATCTGCTTTAATTTCTGCTACGGTACGAGGCTTAGCCTTAATAAGATAGGGTGAGTCTTCTAGTTCGGTAACAGTTCCAGAGATGAAAATGTCAAAAGCGTCGAAAACTTGAGTCTTAATCTTCTCATTAACGGCATCGGGCCAGATTTGAATAAAGGAAATACCGTGTTTAGCCGCTAAAATGACCATCTGGGCTAGTTTTTCAGTTAAATCTTGGTTTTTAAACTCTTCCATTAACCAGTGGCCACTTTTCCTCGCAATGTCCTTAGCTGCCTCACGGGCTTCCAAGAGTTCTGGGTTAGTGGTCTTTTGACCAGTCTGTTGATCAATTACAGGTGGGTACTGAGAGCTACTAACGTTCTCTGGGTAAACCACAGGAACCGGATCTGTGGCTAGCAAAAGGTTAGCAATACCACGAATCTGTCTTGAAGCTTTAGGAATAGCCCTTAAAGGTGAGTAAAGAGTGGCTTTATCCGCTAAGTCGATGATTTTGTTCTCTTGGCGGCTTAAATATCTAAAATGGTACCCATCGTCAAAGAAGTTGTTGTCGTACCAACGCTTCTCGAAGTTACGACGAGCAGCTTTTGAGTCATTAACGATTTGATCAATCGCATTACCAACTTGGTTACTGGTTAAATGAGAGGTAGAGTAAAATTCAGCCATTATCTATTCCTCATTCCAAAATAACCCGCTAAACCGCCACCAATGCCAGCAATGTCTCGTGCTAAACCGACTGGATCAGAGACTTCTCTACGTGCAAACCCTGCTGCGTTGTTTCCAGCTGAATTTAAAGCAACAATCGTAGTCTTAAGAGCTGGTTGGAAGCCGATTCCACCTGAAATAGCCCCACCTACAAGCCCAGCTTGGCGATCTTTAAGGAGTTGCTGCAAATTAGGGCTCTCTATGGGTAACGTAGCGCCTATTTTTGCTCCTCCAATGATCCTTTGAGCCACTTTAGCCACGTTCGGGCCTAGTGTTTTAGCTGCAAAACCTGCTTTAGCGATGTTTAGTGGTGCAAGTGCCACGTTTCCAAGCAAAGTTTGTGCTCCTAACCCTGCTCCGGTAGCGATACGAGAGTAAGCGGACTGCTCAGGGGTGTGGAAATTCCCACCAATGCCTGGAAGCTGTTTAACCGGAATAGGAGAAACACCTCTTAAGAAGGGTTCGGCTGCACTCTTTTGAATATTGGCTAAGTTTTGTAAGGTAAATAAGTTCTTAACGGCATCTAGTAAGTTCATTGGTTGATTAATTCCTCAAACTTCTCGTCGGTAATGTTTTCCATAGGAGTTAAGTCCTCTACGACAGGTTCAGTTTTGTCCTCTACTGGATTATTAGTCACTTCTAAGTTGGCAAATTCTTGAGGGGTACGAGCCATCAGAGCGTTGAGAACACTCTGGCGCTCTTTACTTGCAGACTTATCGTGCAAAAATCTCTCTGCTATTAAAGCGAGGTTAGTTAAAGCTAGAAATCCGATTACAGTTAATTCGATCATTGAATGATAAACCTGGCCTTCCAGTAGTTTTCAAAAGGATTTGGTAGGTAAACAATTTCATATTTGTAGATAAGAGAGTTTAAGTCTTTAAACCAGGGATAGTGTCTAGTGATTACCTTTACATTGACCGGAACGGAGTCGATTGTTAAAACAAAGTCTTCGGTTGGGTCTTCTACGTGGCCGAATTCCTTAATAGTAGAGATCGCCTGAGGTGTTAGATACCTTTTCTCGATTCCTACGTCGATGTGATCTCCTTCTAAGAAGAGAGAATTCTTCACTTGGTAAGCAGTGTCTTTAAGTAGGATCAGTTTATCCCCAATGGCACTTCTGTCGAACACTTCAAAACACCCTTCGATCCCTCTGTGTGGAGCACCTAAAAGAGCTGTATCTAATTGTTCGGTACTAAAAGTAGCCTTCGTTGTCGTCGTCTCGGTTTGCATTTATAGCCCTCCTCAAGGCTTGTTGAATAAGAGTTGGTTCTTTCTCTTCTACTTGCGCATAAACTGGGTTCAAGTTCCACACGGCCAGTGCGTGGGAGATCACAATATCGTCGTGGTAGTTCTCCCCCTGCGGTGCACCGTAGTGAACCTTCCCTGTTTCCCCTAATTTGTAAGTAAACTGCTCAAATTCCTTCTTGGTTTCCTCGATAGGGATCATCGTGAAACCTCGCTGTTCTATCCAAATACTCATCTTTTCGATGAGTTCTTTCTTAGTTGTCTCTGTAATCTTAAAAGGCTCTATCGGAACTCCGGCTCTCTGTAAATCGTTAAAAATTGGGTCTCCGATACCTGTAGCATCAATCTCAACTAAAGCGTTGTTGTAATGAGCGCTTAGCGCAGCGACTTTCTTTCTCTGAAACTCCCAGTCTAGTTCTTGAAACCTATCTTGGTAGACCTGAGCGTTCGTTCCTCTGTCGTACACTGTCAAAACGGTAAAGTCTCTCAGTCTGGCAAGATCTGCCCCTATAACATATAGATGCCCAGGTTGCGGTTGCTTCGGACTAGCGGTCATTATTTCCTTAACCCCCCGAAAGACACTACCCTCACCTTCTAAAAACTCACACTCTAATTCTTGGTTATAGAAAGACTCACTCATTCCCTTTCTCATTTCCTCTAATTGATAAGGATCAATTATTCCTGAGGTAGAGGCTTTCAATATCCACGACTTCCACTCTGGGTTCCCTTGCAAACCCTTCTCGAAAAACTCAAAAGCGTGATTCTTTCCTTTAGGAGTGGTTACAAACCATGCCCAACCTCCGTTCTCACGAAGTACAGGTTCCATGACTTTCCAAGCCTCAAGTTTTTGCATGGCAAACTCATCAAAGATTATCCCCATCGGTGCTGCACCACGAAGAGCGTCTGGATCATCTGCTCCCTTAAGTTGAATATATGAACCGTTTTTAAGGTACACGACTAATTCTTGTTGATTAACACTCTTGACCCAGTCCTCTGGAATGACCCTAAATAACATTGCTGGGTTTCTCCAGACTGCGTCTTTGGCTTCTGCGTAAGTCGGGAAGAGATGCCAGTAACCGCCGACTGTTAACTGACTCTGCTTAATCATCTCAACCAAGGCAGTTGTAGTCTTCCTTGCTCGACGATGCCAGACTAAAACTTTAAACCTCTGTGGACTTCGAATAACTTCTATCTGATGAGGTAAAAGTTCATTCCAGTTAGGAAATAACATTACTTACAACCTTTCCTACAAAGTCCTTTCATTGACCCATGTTCACAGATAGAACTATTCGACTCCTTCATGACTTTCCTTAAGTTACTTTTGGTAACAACATTGTTACTCTTGGGTAACTGGCTTGTCTTGTTACTGGTGGGTAACTTGGTGTTACTTTTCGGTAACGGTGTAGCTGTGTTACTCGTAGGTAACACCTTCTTATAAATATCTGGGTGAGTTCTTACAAACGCCATCTTGTGCTTCGGTGTGCAGAACCTAAACCCTTCTATCTTTGAATTACAGTATTCGCAAGTTATCATTTGTTACTCCTTGGTAACATGAGAGATCGTTACTCTCTAGTAACTAAGCTTATTGTTACTCTGCAGTAACATAGCCTCTCTATTTTCTGGGGATGTACGAGTCGATAATATAAGTACCCCGTCACGTTTGGCCCCAGGAGTCCCATTTCTTTTGTAAACGTACATTTAGCCTTGTTTTGTTACGCTACGTCGTACAATCATCATTATGCGACGTGACTACTCGTGCCTAGCTAGGCTCAGTGCTCTTTTCCTCTTTATTGTTATAGGTCGATGTAGTTAGCACATTGTTAGGATTGATGAACCCACCAGCTGCATCTATCTTGAACGTTATAGGTGCTCCATCCTTACCTTGTAGCTCTGTGGCTGTCTTAGGCGTCCAGCCGTATCTTCTATCACCTAAAGCAATTAGTGCATTAGCGTTCTTTGTGCCTAGAGCAATTGACTTAATCTTCTTAACAAGATGCAGTTCAGCCTCAGATTCAGCATTTTCGATATTTTCGACAAACTTTGGATCTTCTTCTTTCCATCTGTAATATGTTTTATCTGATATACCAGCTACTTTTGCTGCTTTCAATGGAGATAATCCCTCCAATATGTATTTTCTTATCTTTACGCTTATTGCTTTAATATCTTTAGCCATAACTTCATTAATTTCTTTAAATAGTGTTTTAAACAACAAAAAACAGCCCTTTCGAGCTGTCTTAATTTACAGTATTACTTACAGTTTAAAGTATGCTAACTAGCTTTGTCAATTTACTTAGTTATTTGCTTTCTTTCTCTCTTTTGAGAAGCTCTTTGGGAGGTTTTAACCTGTTGTACATCGTGAGCTATTACTTCAAGCTTATTCATTACTTCTTTAAATAGCGTTTCGATTTGTGTATCTGTCATTTAATATCACCTCATTTCTTTAAAGATATAAAATCTGGTCCCTTGCACTCTAGCATGTCTTCTAGGTTCATTTGCATCGTAGGGATATCAATAGGGTAGAACTGGTGTATGTTCTTTAAAGTACTCAGAATCTCTGGTACGTCTGTGGCATCGTGTGAAATACCATCATGTAAGTAATCCTTATCTCTTCCACCTCCTACCAGTTTTACATTTAGACTCTCGTGATTTATATATGTTCTAAGGGTTTCAAATGGTCTGTAAATAAGAAATGGGGTTATGCTGTAAACAAACGGTATCTTTCCTTCTAGTGAAAGTCCTACTGAGATATCTAGCATGACTTGTTCTGCTGCACCTGGATTTAAGAATCTATTTGGGAAATCATTTCTTATTTGATCCCACAACTTATAACCTAAATCTCCTGTTAGTAGCCAAATTCTTGGGTCTTTACTCATATACGA